CTCAGATTATCTGGGCAAGTATTGTTTCCTTCTGGTTTGGAACACAGGCATTTAAGAAGTGAAAGTAAGCGATAAAGCAATCAAAATGATTAAGCACCATGAGGGTGTCCGTCAGCGTCCATATCGCTGTCCCGCTAAATTGTGGACGATTGGTGTTGGTCATGTACTCTACCCACGGCAAGGTGCTTTGAAGATAGACGAACGGGATGCATATCCGCTGGAATACAAAGACGACCGTACCTTTTCGATGGAGGAAGTAGATGACATTCTTAGAGACGACCTTAATCGCTTTGAGCGAGGTGTTGAACGCTACTGTCCCGTTAAGCTCACTCAAGGTCAATTCGATGCTCTTGTATCTTTTAGCTTTAATGTTGGTTTGGGAACACTACAGCGTAGCACCCTCCGTCAGAAGGTTATTCGGGGCGAAATGGAAGAAGCGGCAGAAGAGTTCTTGAAATATACGCTCGCTGGGGGTAAAGTATTAAAAGGGCTAGTAACCCGCAGAAATGATGAACGTGCCTTATTCTTGAGTTAATATGCCACTACAAAAACTACAATTTAAGCCAGGTGTCAACCGAGACCAAACCAACTATACAAACGAGGGTGGTTTCTACGAGTGCGACAAAATCCGCTTTCGTTCTGGCTATCCTCAAAAACTGGGTGGCTGGCTACGCTTTGGCGACATTACGCTCAAAGGCATCTGTCGGCAGATGTTTAACTGGATTACGAGCTTCTCCGATAACCTATTAGCCCTAGGCACCAGCAAGAAAGTCTATTTAGAAGGTGGTGGCTTTTTAACCGACATCACTCCAATTCGGGCTACATTTGTTAGCCCAGCGACAGATAACTGTTTTGACACCACGATTGGCTTAAATCTGGTCAATGTCAATATTGTTGGACATGGGGCTACGGCTGGTAGCTTTGTCACTTTTAGCGGGGTAGTAGGTCCTATCGGGGGTATCCCACAGGCAGAGTTTAACGCTGAGTTTGAAATTACCAGTATTACAAATGCCGATAACTTTAAGATTACAACTACCACGGCAGCTACATCTACTGCTACTGGCGGTGGCACAGCTATTACGGCAGCCTTTCAAATCAACATTGGTAACGACATAGCAGCTATTGGTTATGGCTGGGGCGCTGGCGGATGGAGCCGTCTGGGTTGGGGTTCGGGTGCTTTGACCCCTGTGGTAGATATTCAGCGGGATTGGTTCTTCGGTAACTTTGACAACGACTTGGCAATGAACATCCGTAACGGTCCAATCTATTACTGGACTTATAACAGTTCGTTTAATACAAGAGCTACGCTCCTCTCAGCTACTACAATTAATGGTATCGCTCCTGCTGACGTACCAGATGAGGCTACTCAGGTCTTAATTTCTCAGAACGATAAGCACCTATTAGCCTTTGGATGTACTCCCTATGGTGGAGGTCAGTTTGACCCCTTACTAATACGCTGGGCTACCCAAGATCAGCCTAACGTCTGGACACCGCTTACAACTAATTCAGCAGGGTTCTTGCGAGTATCTCGTGGTTCTCAGATCGTTTGTGCGGTGGCAACCCGCCAAGAGGTGCTGGTTTATACCGAGGGAACCCTCAGTTCTTTACAGTTCTTAGGAACGGCTGATGTCTTTGGTATTCAAGAACTTGCAGACAATATCTCAATTCTTAGCCCACGGTGCGTAGCTACAGTTAATAACACTGCCTACTGGATGGGACATGATAAGTTCTATGCGTATTCTGGACGAGTAGAGACGCTTCCGTCTACTTTAAGAAACCATGTGTTTACCAACCTGAACTACGAGCAAGCCGACCAGATTGTCTGTGGCACAAATGAGGGCTGGAACGAGATTTGGTGGTTCTACCCAACCGCAGGAAGCACAGTCAATAATGCGTATGTGGTCTACAACCACCTAGAGAGAATCTGGTACTACGGCACTATTTCTCGTACTGCATGGAACGACTCATCTCTAAGGGAATACCCGCAGGCTATTGGTGGCTACGCTATCTATGACCATGAGCGTGGTGCAAATGATGACTTATTACCAATGACTTCCTATATTACGTCTTCAGACTTTGACCTTGTAGACGGGGATCAGTTTATCCTGACCAAGCGGATAATCCCAGACATTAATTTCCAAGGATCTACGGCTAGTACTCCAGCGGTAACGATGTACATCAAACCCCGTAACTTCCCAGGCAATGCCTACACAAATACGGAATCCCAACAGGTCATTGAGACCTCGGTAGACATATATACTGAGCAGATTTTTATGCGGGCTAGGGCTAGGCAGATGGCGATTCAAATTGAATCCACAGACTTAAATGTCCAGTGGCAGTTAGGTAGTCCTCGTTTAGACGGTAGACCAGATGGGCGCAGATAATGGGAATGCAACGATTTCGGGCGCCAGCCCTGCCTCTGGCTCCAGTTGCTTACGACCAGCAACAGCTTTCTCAGTTAATCAGCGTTTTACGACTTTACTTTACGCAATTAGACTCCACTACCCCTTTACAAGTGGACGGAATCAGGCTATTAAATCTACCAACATCAGGATACAATTTGCCAGACGGTACTGTATTTCAGGTTGGCGAAAACTTAAAGATTGTTGTACCTTATATTTCTTATCTATTTGGAGTATCAGCCACAGCTAGTGTGGGAACGGTAACGGTGACTATTACATGATAAAATCGGACAAAAACCTAGTAAAGGATAGCTTATGAGCGGCGGCGGTGGGCAAGGCGGTTTTGACCCCTTACAAACAGCGGTAATTCTTGGTGCTTCTATTGCGGCGCCTTATGCTGCGCCTGCGCTTTTTGGTGCTGGTGCTGGACTTGGTACGATTGCTTTAACAGGTGCGGGTATTGGCGGTCTTGGATCTGCTTTGTTAGGTCGTGACCCTATTATGGGTGCTTTAGGCGGTGGTCTTGGTGGTTTAGGAGCCGGTGCGGCTGGTGTTGGCGGTAGTGCCGCTACGGCAGCGCCTAGTACTCTTGCAGCTAGTACTGCGCCGACTGTTGCTGGTACAGGGGCAACTTTAGCCCCATCGGTTGTTCCCGGAGCAATTGGTAATACTGCGGCTGCTTCTGGATTTGCGGGAGCTGGTACGCTTGGCGGTGCGGGTGCAGGTACAGGCGCTGGTAGTGCTTTTGGTTCTTTAGCCGCCCCTAGTAGTTTTGGCGTAACCCCCGTAGCGGCATCAAATGCTGGTTTTTTAGGTGCTTCAGGAGCCGGCGGTGCAGCCGGATCAGGTGGTATCTTAGGTAGTATGGGCATAACCCCCAAAATGGCTGGGTATGGTGCGGGTGCGCTTGGCGTAGCATCTTTAATGAACAAAGAGAAAAAGCAATTTGGTCAACCATCTACTGACGAGATAACCTATAAAGGCGGTCCATTAAGTAAATTTACATACGATCCTAACACGTACAAAGCAGATGAAGTAAGACCCCCTCTTCCAACATACCAAGCAACTTATGCAGCTGGCGGCGGTTTGATGGGTTTACGTAGTTTTGCTAAAGGCGGTAGCGGGCATTTAGGTGGTTATTCTGATGGCGCTAGAGTTTTAAAAGGTCCCGGTGATGGCATGAGCGATTCAATCCCAGCCACTATTGAAGGCAAACAACCCGCACGTTTAGCGGATTCTGAATTTGTAGTACCAGCAGATGTGGTAAGTCATTTAGGTAATGGCTCCAGTGACGCTGGTGCTAAAAAGCTGTATACAATGATGGATAGAGTTAGAAAGGCGCGTACTGGCAAAGTTAAACAAGCTAGGCGTATAAACCCTAATAAATATCTACCCGCATGACATTAAAAATAACGGATATTAACCCTAATTATGTATCGCAAGTTTGGCCTCTGGTTGAAGGATTTATTGATTCCGCACAACAATACTGCGGTGACGATTACACGTTGGATCAGATTAAAGTCTATGTAACTTCAGGGCAGTGGATTTTAGTAGCGGCAGTAGATGAAGAAGGTAAGTTTCACGGCGCAGCAACAATTAGTTTTATGAATTACCCAAATGCACGAGTAGCGTTTGTAACATTTATAGGGGGCAAATTGATTTCAAGTAAAGAAACATTTGAACAATTTAAAGCCATTTTAAAAGTGTACGGCGCAACTAAAATACAAGGTGCGGCAAGGGAGTCAATTGCCCGTTTGTGGAGCCGATATGGGTTTGAAGAGCGGTACAGAATTGTAGAGACGAACATATGAAAACAACTTATTCTAGACGCGAGTTATACGCCGCTGGAGAATTTTTAGGCGACTCTGCTACACGCAGAAAAGCTAACGGCGGGTACATCCTTGGTGGTGGTGGTGGTTCGCCTCCCCCTCCTCCTCCTGCCGCACCTACTCAAACGACTGTACAAAATACAAGCATCCCTGAGTACGCACGTCCCTATGTTGAGACAATGCTTGGCGCAACTCAACAGCAGTTGTTTAATACTACCCCGGGACCTGATGGTACTACTCAAATTACAGGTGTTAAACCTTTTGTACCGTATAGCACAAAACCTGAGGATTATATTGCTTCGTTTAGCCCAATGCAGCAACAAAGTTTTACAGGAGCACAAAATCTACAAGTACCCGGTCAGTATGGTCAAGCTACAGGTTTAGCCGGTGCCGCAGGTTTAGGTTCTATTGGTGCTGGTGCGGACTATCGTGCTATGGCTACAAACCCAGCGGCTACGCAAG